TTTTTGTTTTGTATTAGTATCCAACAAAATCAATTTAGCTAAAGAACCATCCTCTGTTTTAGTTTCGGTTGTATGAAGGTTGGTTGTACGCTTCTGCTTAATAATTGGTACTAAATGCTTGTTTTTTGATGATCCTGTTGTTTCTAAGCGAGTGGTATATTGTGGCCCATTCCAATCGAACTCAACAATTTTATATGTTTGCACAGGGTCTTTTTCAAAATATTGAGAAAAGTAAATTAGACCATTTTCTTTTTCTCTAATTTTTGTCTTTCCTTTAATAGGCATACCATTACTAGGAATATAATATGTGGTTCGTTCTTTTTCTGATTCTTCAGTCAAATAATCATTCGTAGTTAAACCGGTGGCAGCAGTAAAAGCATATTGTTCATCATTTGTAATAGGCTGATTATTCTTTATCTTCTTAGCGGACGATAATAAATAATGTTTAGAAATTTTCTTACCACTCTTATCTCTTGCTTTTTTGTTGATATTCACGTCTGGAATAAAAGTATCGTTCTTTTTCTGAATTGAATATCCCACATATCCAATAGCAACTAAAGCAATTACAATTAATATAATCATTTTCCTTCTCCCAAACGGATTAACGTGACGGCGCACGTATTTTTAAAGATATTTTTTAACTTCTCTTTTGGCCCATTTATTTGCAAAATATTCTGCACGCAACACTTTTACTGAATTATGGTTACAAAGATTTTGTCCTGTATCATATTGCAAATGAATAATTTCATGCATTAAAACTTCCGCTTGAGTATCTATAGGTAGTTCATTATCAATAAATATTAATCCACGATTAACAAAGCCATGCATGAATTTAATTTCATCAGGAAAGGTTTTTAAGTATACTTTGTATTCCGGATAATCAGATTCAATCTTTTCTATCGGATTCATCTTTCTTTTCCTCTTGAGCAACAAGGTAATTCATAAAGTCAATTGCTTTTTGTTGATTTTCTTTTGATAGATGAGCGGGTGCATCCATAGCAACTGTTAACTGTTCATCAGTTAAATTATTACTTTTATTACGACCGAGAAGATAGTCGGTAGATACATTTAAAGCATCTGCGGTCGCAGTTACCTTATCGATTCCTGGTTCATGATCTTTCCATGCGTAAAATTGTTTTCCGCTTTTCATTCCGGTTTTTTCTGCAAGCTGATCCATTGTCCAACCCTTTAAAGAAACTAATCTAGTTATATTAGAAACCAATATTTTAGACATCGAATCTCCTAGTTATTAAGAATTTATTAAGTAATAAATAAATTACTATTATGTTCTATTTGGTAATAAATATAGGAGTATTCTATATTCGTACCAGGGAAACGTAAACGAAATAAGTAAACAAAAAGAATTAAAAACATTGATAACTGGGGAGTTAGAGAGTGTTTAATAGTATTTTTTGTTTATAAAAAATGTTTACTGAATCATTGTAGTAATAAATTGGTTACTTGTCAATGATATTGGTACAAAAAATATTAATTCATATGAAAGGAGAACAATGAGCGAATTTATTCAATCAATCATGAGATTACCAACTAGTCAGCAAATACAAATTGCGATGTTGTCGAAACATCTTACCTATAAAAAGCTTGGTGAGTTAGTAGCTAAAGAAATTCGTCCGGAAAAACCATTTTCTGTGGCACAAATGCGACACGTGGTTCTAGGACAAACGACCGGTGAAGCAGCTAATAAACAATGGAGAACCATATGCGAGATATTAGGAATTTAAATTCTAGATCTTTGTTGAAAATTGATGAAGCTTCTGAAGTTTATTTTCATGTCCAACATGCCAATAATGCTCAATACGATTTTTTTAGAAAAGTTCCATCGATATTAGTCAACGGGCATCCACGTTGGCAGGTAAAAGATATTGATAAATATCTAGAAAGGAATAAGCAATGAAATTTTTTAAACATGAAAAAGAAGTCGATCAAATGGCAACAAGCTACGATGCTAGTTATCTGAAAGGGTTAAAAGACATGAGAAACGCTGTAAAGGCTGTTTTAGACAGCGAAGAAATGCCATTCGATCTTTATTACTTAATCGTTAGAAGAATGGATGAAAGAATCGAGGCAAACAAATGAACGTATTAAATCTAGAACTCACGATGTTAGCAGCCGGAGCGGTGGCAGGGATTTGCGTATCACTTATCGGCATGGCAATCGTGCAATGGAAACTATCAGGCATGACCTTAAAAGAATTTTTCCAAGGATCTGATGACTAATGGAAACAGTCAGACTTAATAGCTTTACCAAAGAAGAAAGCAAAGAAAATATTTTACAAAGAGCCAAGAGCTTAAAGCAGGGTATTGATCTTTTCAAAGCTTCGTTAGACAAAGCTAAAAAACAACAAAAACCGGTTATAGCTACCTATATGGAAACTGGTGAACAAGTTGAAATTGAATCTGTTAGAAAAGCAAGCAAAAAACTTCATTGCAATGCTCACTACGCTTTAAAAACTGGCAAAGAAATTAAAGGATACAAACTTTCATATAAAGAAAGGACAGCATGAATATTAGTCAAGATGATTGTCCATATTGCCACCATTATGGAGAAATAGTCAAACACGTTAATTCTTCTAGATATGACGATTATAAAAACTTTATTGAAGTTTCACCTGCACACTTAGAACTTTATAGGACTAACGAATTTATAACATCGTTTCAAGTCAACTTTTGTCCAATGTGTGGCAGACGAATAACAAAAGAACTTATTAAATAAAAAACTTCCAACAGCAATCGGAAGTAATAACAAATTTACGAGGTAATTATAGCATGAGTAACGAAATTAGAATTATAGATCAAGATGGCGTTACAGCTAGCGTAGCTCAATTAAGAAGCAAAGCTTTCGTTTCTGAACTAACTAACGAGGATTTAGAAAACGTGGCCTACACGGCTAAAGCCTTAAAGAATCCGATTAAAAATATCGATGATGAAGTTAAAAAGCGTTTAGCTAACGGCTCACAGTTTGTTCATATTTCGACATCAGAAGTAAGCAAACAGACTTTAGCTAGTGACGATGACAAAGTTAAACAAGCTTTTTATAACAAATACGGTTTAGCTGCTTTTGTGGTTAAAAGCCCAACGCAATTAAAAAAAGAATTTGGCGAAAAGATTCAAGCCGACCTAGATAAAGTCGTTGTCTTTAGCAAACAAAATCGGGTCAAGTATGACTAATAAAGAGATATGGAAGCCTATCAAAGGTTACGAAAATTCATATCAGGTAAGTAGTTGGGGAAGAATTAGAAGTCTTGACAGATTTGTATTTAAAGGCAGCGACAAAGTTAAAAGTATTCAAAAAGGTCAAATAATTAAACCCTGGTTAAATTCAGATGGATATTTAAGAGTTTGTCTTTGTAAAAAAGGATTTAAAAAATACAAAAAAGTTCATCGGTTGGTTGCTGAAACATTTATCCCAAATCCAAAAAATAAGCTGACAGTAAACCACATTAACGAAGTTACTACTGATAATAACGTCAATAATCTCGAATGGATGACTAACGAAGAAAATATTAATTATGGTCATCGTATTGAAAATATTAAAAATACGATGAGTTGGAAAATTAAACAAATCAAAAATAAAACCGTAGTAAATATTTTCAATTCTTTGCACGAAGCCGAAGAAACAACTAAAATCCCCAGACAATCAATTTCTTATGCCGTTAAACATGGCACACATTTGAAAAATTATATGTGGGAAAGAGGGTGATTGGCTGTTGAGAACATTAAGAGACTATCAATCAGAAACCATTAATAAGATTGTTCAATCTATGAAACAAGGTCATAAATCAATTATTGTTCAACAGCCGCCCTCGTACAGGCAAGACCATGATTATGGCCGATATTGCCAAGCGAACTACAGATAAAAATAATCGTGTTTTATTCCTGGTTCACAGAAAAGAATTAATTGAGCAAGCGGAAAAGACGTTTAAAGAACAACGAGTCGATATGCGTTTAGTTCAGTTTTCAATGATTCAATCAGCAGCTAAGCATTTAAAAAATCTATATCCAGCTAAATTAATCTTTGTCGATGAAGGTCATCACAGCATGGCTAAAAGTTATTTAAAAGTATTAGATCACTTCAATGAATCTTTTAAATTATTATTTACTGCCACGCCTTGGAGATCAGGCAAAGGCGGTTTTACAGAAATAGCCGATGACTTGATTGTTGGCAGGCCTGTAAGTTGGTTTATTAAAAAAGGCTATATGGCTGATTTCGATTATTATGCACCGAATGAAATTGATACAGAAAAATTAAAAGTAAGTCAAGGAGATTTTTCTAACAAATCAATTAATGAAGCATTGAAACACACGATTTATGGTGACGCTGTTAAATATTACAAACAATTAGCAGCTGGTAAACAAGCAATTGTTTATACGCATTCTGTTGAATCAGCTTATAAAGTTGCCGAAGAATTTAATAAATCAGGTATCAAAGCAAAAGCGTTAGACGGTTCAACTGAAAGCAATAATCGCGAAAGAGTAATAAACGATTATCGAAACGGGAAATTAACCATATTGGTTAATCGGGATTTATTTACCGAAGGACTTGATTTACCGAATGTTGATTGTGTTATTCAATTAAGACCAACAAAATCATTAGCTTTGTTCTTACAGTTCTCGATGAGATGTTTAAATCCAAGAGAGAACAAAAAAGCAATAATAATAGACCACGTTAACAACGTTGGGCGATTTGGATTGCCAGACGAAGAAAGAGAATGGAATTTAAGTGGTAAACATTCAAGCGAACTTTTAAACCCTATAAAAACTTGTCCGATGTGTTTTGGAACTTTCTATAAGAAAGATGTCAAAAAAAATCTATGCCCGTATTGCGGATCTGAATTAACTAGTGAAAATGCTGGCAATTCAGGAAAAGCATACGAAATAAAAAAAGACGCTAAGCTTGCGAAAGTTAATCGTAATCGCTTAGCAGATATTAAAAAGGAGATAAAAGCGGAGATCGCTTCACACGTTCCCTCTGATTGGCACGATGCAAAAAGTCAAGCGCAATTAGAGGAATACGCAAAAATACACGGCTATAAACATGGCTGGGCGTATTTCAAAGCTAGATCGATGCACTTATTATGATTTTACCTAAGAACGAAGTAAACCCGCACATCGTTGATGAACCTCATAATTTTATGATTTGGGGCAAACCAATGAGCGGAAAAAGTTATTTAGCCGGATTGTTTCCAGCGCCATTATTTCTAAATACCGACAGCAATGCCAAGGCTAACAAATATCCGTTTATTTCTTTAAAAAACGAATACGGAAAAGATGGAAAAATCACGAAGGATATTACCGACCAGTTAGACGAGATTATCACGGCTCTTACGACTGAAAAACACGACTATCAAACAGTGATTGTCGATGTTATCGATGACGTGGTTGCTTTGATTGAAGAAGCTGTCTGTAACGAATCCGGTGTTAAAGCCTTGTCCGATATTCCTTACGGCAAAGGCTACGCAACCGAAAAGACTGCTTTGCAGCGTTTTGTTACCAGGCTTAGAACAATGCCGTTAAACGTTATTTATGTCAGCCGTGAAATTACGATGACCGATGCCGACGGCAGCAATCCAGTACCACAACCGTCATTACCGGAAAAATGGCAGAACATCGTTAATGGCAATTCTGATTTAGTTATCAGAACCAGAAAAATCGGTGAAAGATATTTACAACAAGTAACCGAACAAAGAAAGCATTACAAACAATCTCGTATCGAAAGCGAGCGAGTTCTAAAAATTCTTAAATATATTGATTACAACTTTGCAAAAGAGGAGAAATAAAAATGAGTTTACAAGACATTATGAAAGACCTAGAAAACTTTGATCCAGCAAAGGATAAAGTCCAAACATTTTCAGGATTGCCAACCGGCAACTATAAAGTGGCATTAGAAAGTGTAGCTTATCAGATTCCTAATACCGATCAGAATTTCAACCCTTACAACAAAATTGTCTTTGAAGTCTTAGACGGTGATTATGCAGGCCGAAAAGAAAATATGCAATTAGGCTTCGAAGAAAAAACACCAAGCGGCAAACCGGTACCAGACTTCGCACTTGATAAAAACGCCAGAACCTTAATCAAGCTTTATTACGTTTTGGGAATCAAATTCACATTAGAAGCATCCGAGTTCGTTGACGGCAATAAGATAGTCGATCAATTAACACCGGCAGTCGGAACAAAACTATTGCTTAATTTGAATGTTCGTCCGAATAAGAAAAATCCAGATTATCCATATCGTAATTACGACTTCGACAAAATCGAAGAATCAGAACCAGCAGCAGCCAAAGAAACGAAAGAAGAATCACCTATAAAAGACACAACTAAAGACGATGTCGACAATGACGATTTACCGTTCTAAAGAAGAATACGCACAAAGATACGCAAAAGCTGGAATGTATGTCTTGCCGGTGGCTAATAAGCATCCGATCATTAAATTCGCAGATCAGCCGGCTTTAACCGAAAGTCAGATACACGATATTTGGGAACAACACCCGAATGCCGATATTGCCGTTAGAACAGTTGATTTCTTCGTAGTTGATATTGATAAACACCAGGATAATAACGGTTTTAAATCCTTAAAAGAGTTTAATCATAATGAATATTTCTCAACGACCTTGACCCAGAAAACTGCTCATGGTGGTGCACAGATGTTTTATATGAAACCCAAAGGCATAGAAGTCGAACAGAATATCGGTTGGCTAAAGGGCGTTGATGTTAAAGCGCACATTAACAATTATGTTGTGATTGCGCCGTCAGACGGTTATCAATTCGTTAACCACCATAAAATCGTAGAAGCTTCTAAAGAATTATTGAAAGCTATCAAGCCGATTAACAGCCAATACGATATTCCAGAATCGGTAAGAAACAAGTATCACATTACCGAAAAAAGCAAAACGGCCGAATTATTCGAAAGAATCGCTTTTGGTCTCGGTGGTTCAGGTATGAGAAATAACAACCTAACGGAATTAATCGGTGGTTTGTTGTTTCGGGGAGTTGATCCCGATGCAGTTTTACAACTTTGCCGATTGACTAACCAGAACTCGCCACAGCCCTTAGAAGAAAGCGAATTTAATAAAACCTATACATCAATGCTAAAAAAAGAAATGAGGAGAAGAAATGACACTGGAACAACTTAACGAGCAATTTAAAGAGTTCTTAGCTACTAAAAAAGATGTTACTCCGTCTCCGATTCCTGGTTTGGTCATGTATAAGGACGGAAGAATTAAGGCTAGTTCGTTAGTTAATATCGAAAAGCTGTTAGAACATGATTTCAAGGATTCAATTAAATTCAATGATTTTACCCAGGACATTCAAAACACGGCCTTAATCAGATTGGATACTTACACCTTTTATATTCAAAAGCTCGATGATGACTTTTTGAATCAATTAAGAAGCTATCTAGATAGTCATTATGGTGTCCTGTTTGCTTCGGATCTGATCTTTACAGCGATTAGCAATGTCGCACACAGAAACAAATTCAATCCGGTTGTCGACTACTTTAATTTAGCTCATAAGGTTTGGGACGGAAAAGATCGTTTTTCGACACTGTTTCCGGATTTTCTCGGAGTTGATAAAACACCTGTTACAACAATGATTACAAAAATTTGGCTTACCGGTGCTGTAGCGAAAGTCTTTGAACAAAAATTCAAGTTCGATTACGTTTTGGATTTAGTTGGCAGCCAGGGAGCTGGCAAAACATCCTTGCTTGAAAAATTGTCTTTTGGCTATTACACACAATCGGTTCAAGACTTCACTAATAAAGATTATTTTTCGATGATGCTAAAAGCCTTAATCGTTAACGATGATGAGATGAAAGCAACTAGAAAAGCCGGTTTCGATGAATTGAAGTCATTTATTACCGCAACTGAATTAGAGTTCAGGCAAGCTTATGCGAGAACGGTTGGTACTTATTCAAAACATTTCGTAATTGCTAGAACAACTAACGAAATGACTTATTTAAAGGATAAAACTGGTGAACGTCGTTTTATGCCTTTACTGGCTCACAAAGAAAAAGCTAAATATCATGCTTGGGAAGATACACAAGAACAAACCGACTATATTCAACAGGTTTGGGGTCAAGCAATGGACGTTTACCGAGAATATTTAGAAGGCGAGTTTAGCTTTCAACTTACTAAAGAGCAAGAAGACATGTTAGCCGAGCAAAGAGAATCGTTTATGTATGTGGATGAAGTCGAATCGAGAGTAGATGAGTTCTTACAAGAAACATCAAATAATTTCGTTTCTTTGGAACAAATTGGCGCCGCTATAGGTGAAATGGATTTATTAAAGAATAGGCGAGTTGCTTCACAGCTAAAAAACATTATGGATAACAAAAAGCAATGGAAATATGGAAGAAAATCGATTGGAGGAATATACAAAAGAGGTTACTTAAAGTTAGAAAGTTAAAATTACGTGGTCTACGTGGTCACCCTAAATGCCTTAATATCACCGTTTATCCTATATATACCATATACTCCTTCTAACAAAGTATATGAAGAATAAGTATATATATAGGGTAAGTTGGTAAAAACACGTGGTCATGGTCAATTAAGTTTCTTCTTGTTAAATAAACAATATGTCAGAACATTCAATACAAGGCGATGTTCGAGTAGCTTTATCAAAATATGGCTACAAAGTTTTTAGAACAGCAGCCGGAAAAATAAAAATGTTGGCCGGTGGTTATTTTGATCCAGGAATGCCGAACGGCTGGCCGGATTTAACTGGTTTCAATCCTGTAGATCACACGATTTTCTTTATTGAAATGAAGTCACCTATTGGAAAACCTAGAGACGATCAAATAACATTTCATAAATTTTTAAAAAAATACGGTATCTGTCATGGCATCGCTAGAAGTCCGGAAGACGCTATAAAAATTGTTCAAGGGCAGTTATGTGGTTATGGATTCGAAAAATATGATAGGGAGGAAAAATGACACGACCAATTATTGTTAAGCAAACTCCAATGGTGCCAGGAGACGAAGAAAACCTAGTAGAAATTGGCGAAGTTGTTGATGACAAAGCAATTATTAATATGAAAGGATAAATATGTATAAGCAAAGTAGTTTGTTCCCTGGCATCGATGAAAAATCAACTGCTCAAAAGGTTTACGAATTTCTTGAAAATACTTATCAACGCCAGAAGGACAAAGTATTTATGCTTGACCCAAGTCGTTTAAAAGCTGTTCGTTTATCTGCAGATAAAGTGGATTCAAGTCCTGCACACAATACGACCGAAGATCAGGAAATTCGCTACTTAGATGCTAAGACAGATATTGACATTGTTAAATGGTCGATGCAGGTATTGAACAACCATTACGGCGGCAGGATTTTACAAATGCGTTATATAGACGCTTACGGAATAAATACCGATGTTTCAGTGGCAAGAAATTTAAACATGATTACAAAAGATAGTAACTGTTATGTTGATGTACCAAGTAAAACCTATTGGAATAAAAAAAGACGTGAAGCTGTGATATTCGCACAACAATATGACATTTATATGGTTGAAGATCGAAAGAAATTAGAAGTATTGAGCGAATGAATAATAATTAAGCTTTATTAGGCACTATTAACCAAAATGACAGTATAATGACCCTAAAGCGATAGTATTGTGATAGCATAATGACACTAAATAGGGGTTAATATTATAGAGTACGAAAGATTAAGAGAGATATGAAAGTTAATATTTATACGAAGGATATGTGCCCACAATGCAAAGCTACTAAGCGCTGGCTTAACGAACACAATATCGATTATCAGGAAATTAACACAACGAACGACCAAAACGCCATTAACCATTTAAAAAGAATTGGTGTTGAAAGGTTGCCGTTTATAATTGCCGATACAGGTAATTGGAGCGGATTTAAACCTAATTTATTAGAAAAGCTAGTCTAACGACCGGCTTTTTATTTTGGAGACAATCATGAAATTCATAGCATTTATCGTGGCAATCACATTCTTTGTGATTGCTTTTAATTTACATAGAAAACCAAATATTTCTGAATCCAAAATCAATGAATTAAATGGCAACAATGATTATCAAATTCCACAAGAAGTTATTGATGCGATGAATGTTATCAAACGTCAACACAAAAGTGAATTAAGAAGAATGCATAGAAAGTCAGTACATAAATGAAATGGACTAAAGACATCTTAGAGAAAGCCAAGTCGTTAAAAGATCAAGACTTAAGTTATCCAAAGATAGCTAGAAAACTGAATAAGGAATTTTATATTTCAGTTTCGGCCAGTTCTGTCAATCATGCCTTGCTTGATTATCAAAGAGGTAAATATCATTTTACCGATGAAAGACAAAAGGGCAAAGAAGACTTTTCCAGTAAACAGAACTTTGATGATAACGGCAATGTTAGTTCGATTGACTTTAATCTAAAGTTTGAAGATTTCAGACAAACATCAAGCAAGAAGCCAGCAGATATTTTGAGGTTTGCCGGTTATGATCCGTTAGATTGGCAAGTATCAAATGTGGTTAATAACGATTGGTCGGTAACGAACGGTAATGGCGAAAAGTATTGGAATCATCAAGTAAAACTTTCCGTTAAGCCAAAGACCAATGATGATCTATCAATTGATGAATTAATCAGCTTGTTTAATGAAAAGATTGAGCCAGTCAAAGTTATTAAATCTAATGTACGTGGCAAGAATAATTTAGTGATTGCCTGTTCTGATTTTCATTTTGGGATTACGAAGTTTAAAGATGTTGAAAATCGTTTAGTTGAATTGATTGATTTAATTCATCGTGGTTGGAAACAGATTGTTATTACCCAATTAGGCGATCTATTACATTCGGATGCTTTAAATACTTCTAAGACAACCAAAGGAACCGAATTAGATCCGATTGATTTTGTGCAAGCCGTTAGAGATGCAGAACGTTTTATTTTCCCGATTATTGAAGAATCGTATAAATACTCTGATTCAATGCAGATGTTTAATATCAACGGCAATCATGACGAAACAACCAGTTTTATGTTTCAAGAGATGTTAAGAGCTAAATATCCGGAAATGGATATAAAAGTCAATAACAGTTATCGAGAAGCCTTTGTGATTGGCAAGTCAGTCGGCTTATTAGCTTTGCACGGTCATGCTGCTAAAACCAAAGCGCCGATGCTGTTTGCGACTGAATATCCAGAGATTTGGTCTAAATCAACTTATCGCATGGTTCTATACGGTCACTTTCATAAAGAAGTAGTTAATGACGACTTTGGTGTAGTTGAACATCAAGTCGGAACCTTTAAGAAAAGCGATCCCTATGAAAGCAAGAACGGTTATACGATGGCAACCAAGAAGATGGAATGCTTCGAGTTCGATGATCAAACGCTAAAGGATATTCATTATATATAGAAGGAAAACTATAAACCAGACGAAAGCTGTCATGTCGGTAAACTCAGCATACATATTATGAATAAACAAATTAAACAATTGAATAAATATCCACCATTAATATTCGTTGATGTGTATGGCAAAGACCATTCGGTCGTGAATATCAAAGAATTCTATTTATATAACCAGAGCTTAAATTGTTATTGCTCTGGTTTTTTATATGGCCAAGCAGAACTAACGAATGTGCCAACGAAGATTAACGAAGTTGAATTACAAGCAGCAATTAGAAACGGATTCAATTGTGATGAAAGGTGGGTAATTAAATGAGTTGGTTTAAAAGAAATAATGAAATAGATAATCGACCGAATCAGCCTACTTATCCAGAAACAATTGTTAAACGTCCGCCTGAAAATAATCATCGTAAAGAGAAAATTTATATTGTAATGGCTTATGAGTGGGATAAATATGATGAACATAAAGATGTGTCTGTGGACAGAGTGTTCAAGCATAAGTCAGACGCACTCGCTTATATCATTAGGCATCAATCAGATATTAATATGTGTGACGCAAACCCAATAGAAATGAAGGTTCACTAAACAATGAAAGTCGATTACGTTGAATCGATTAGGCGTTGGGTTATTAGCTTTCCGGATGTGGTAGGGATTGACTCTAATGACCTTGAAGCATATAGATATGGTTTCGCTAAAATGAACCAAATAGATATTAAAGACATTGTTGTGGTCGATGGTGAATTTAATTTTGTTGGTACAAAACAATCGAAGATATTCAATAGGTTTATTAAATCAAGGAGTAACTAAATGCGATACAAGGTATGTCACAAGTATGGTTGCAACAATCTAATTCCTTACAGCCAAGATAATCCGTATTGTAATGAACATTCTGATTTATACAAACCGTTTGTTAAACCAAAGCCAACGTATCAACGTAAACAATCACAAAGACAATACAATCGCTTCAAGCGTGACAAGGAAGCTAATAAGTTTTATCACACTAAAGCATGGTCGAGTTTGTCACTTGCAATGAAACAACGTGCAAATTATACGTGTGAATGTTGTGGTAGAACGTCAACAAAACAAGGTTACTTGGTAGTTGACCATATTGTTCCAAGACGGATTGATAAGAGAAGGCAATTAGATAAAGACAATCTCTGGGTAATCTGTAAACGATGTCACTTCTATAAGGGATTACTTGAAAAGAAAGTCTATCAAGAAAATTTGTTTATTGAAAACATTGACGCTTCAAAAAAATGGAATGAAAATCAATGCCGGCAATGGATACTTAACGAACAAAATTCTTAAAAAAATACCCCCGGGCCGGTGTCTTTCAGGAAGAGCGCACACATTGGGTCCAGATTTTTTTAAAAATGCAGAAATTAAAAACTTTTTTGTCGTTATTTAGGGGGTCAAAATGCTTTTATAACGGCTTTTTGATATTTCAAAAGGTAACACCAGAAAATACGAAAGGAGGGCTTAGGTTTGGTAAATAAGCGACACGCTGGAAGGAAAAGAACGATTAGCGTTGACAAAGAAATTCGTTCAGATCAAAGAGAACGCAATCAAGAATTTCAAGACAAACAAAGTGGCCTAGAAGACATTCACATCAGCCCTCCCGAGCATTTAGACCATATCGGGACACATTTATGGCGTACTTTGGTGCCCGAATTAAGAAAAATCGGGACAATTAAGCAAATCGACCACGTCAGTCTTGAAAGTTTTTGTTCTGCCTATTCTTCTTATCGATTGGCCGAACAAGATATTAAAGAAAACGGGATTTTTATTAAAAACGAAGATGGTTCTATTAATCGTACGAAGAAAAATCCGGCTGTTGCGATTATGAACGACAGTATAAAGACCTTGAAGTCGTTATCTGCTGATTTAGGGTTAACTTTCGATGCTCGATCAAGTCAGCTGGTTCCGACACAATCACCTAGTAAACAAGAAAGTTCTAAAACTCCACTGGGAAAGGTTGAATTCTAATGAAAGAGTTTAATTTAGTCGGAGTTAAAGACATCAAAGCTGCTGTTAAATCAGAAAGACGAAGATTTAAACGCTATGTAGATAAATATCAGGATTACGCAACTCGATACGCTTTTGATGTTTTGTTTACAGACGACTACGAAACTGGTCGGGACGAACAACTGGCGTGCTTTAGGCATTTACAAGATTTAGGAAGACAGAAAACGGCTGATTTTCCTTACGAATACAATCTTGATTACGTAAATGCAATCGAATACTTCGCCCGAAATATTCCGGATCCGACCGATATGGAAGTTTTAATAACTCCGTTTGAGTTTGAATCGTTCTGCCTTGACAGTTTAATCGGCTGGAGAAACGTTAAAACGAAAGGTACCCGCTTTCATATAGGATATATATCCTTTGCCAGGCAACAAGGTAAAACGTGGATAGCTGCTATTTTGATTAACTTCTATTATTTCGTGGTTGGTTGGAACGCAACGGCGCAAGATTTCTTGATTGCTAGTTACGATAACGATCATGCCGGCAAGCTGTTCGATTATGTTTCCCTGCAGGCCAAAGTTATTTGTAAATTATCGGATTTTAAAGCCGGTGCCAAAGAAAGGGATGTCGATGTGCAAGCTCGACAAGTTATCGGCCATAACAATCGGAGTACGATTCGAATGGGCTCATCACAAGCGGGTGGTTTTGATTCTAAACACAATTTAATTGCTGTCTATGATGAGTTTGGCAATATGAAACCTAAATACAACGAAAGTATCAACCAGATTATTTCCGGACAGAATTTTCCTAACGCTTTATTTGTTGCCATCTCAACGGCTTACCCAGACGTAAAAGTCAGGTTCAAAAAAGACCAGGACAGCATTAGGCAATTGATCGAACAAGACAGTAAACGCGAAGGTGATGAAACTTTCATGGTTATCTATAAACAAGATAGTGAAGAAGAGGTTTATAAACCTGAAACGTGGGAAAAATCTAATCCACTGCTTCGATCGCCTAAATTACACGATAAATGGTTAGAACATTTAATTTCTTTGCGTGATGAACAGGAAAGAGCCGGTGATCTGGCTTCTTTTGCCAATAAAACCATGAATTTATGGTCGAAAAAATTTCAAGACAGTTTCCTTTCTCTTGAAAATATTCAAAAAAACATTGTTGACAGCTTCAATATTAGAAATAGAGAAGTTTACGTTGGCTTTGATGCCAGCCAATCGAACGATAATACGTCTTTCGGCTTTGAATATCCTTACGTTGACCAGGCCAAAAAGCATATTTTTCATTTTGAACAGTTCAGTTTTATCCCGTTTGCGCAGGCTAAAAGCATTAAATCTAAGGAAAAACAAGACGGATTGTCTTATAGAGAGCTTGAAAAACAGGGTTTTTGTCAAATAACCGATAATCCACACGGAATTATTGACAAAGATCAGGTTTACCACTGGTTCGAAAAGTTTGTTACTAAAAACAATCTCAAAATTAAAGGAATTTTATTGGATCCGAACCTTGCGGAGTGGCTCGTTAAGAAATTAGAGAACGATCATCCCGATTGGCCGATTATGACGATTAAACCAACTTCACAAGTTTTGTCGAATCCGACTAAAGACTTGCAAAGCCAATTTATTAATGGCTCGGTCACGATTTTAGATGATCCGATGTTAATTGATGGATTAAATAATTCGATGCTGGTCGAAGATCGTGGTGGTGCTGTCAAAGTTGATCGATTGAATCGAACAAGTGAACATATTGATACGACCGATGCGATTATCAATGCTCATTATTCTTGTCAATATTATTTCGAGAATTTCAAAGATGAGAATTACAACCCGATCAATGATATGGACAGCGAAGGGAAACGAGACTATTTCAAGGGGATGTTTGGATGATTAAAAACTTCAAAAAATTAATAACAGATTATTTCACAGTCATATTATTCATTACTGGAATCGTGCTAATCGATATTGGCACGATTTTTTTTAACAATATTTTCGGGATTATCGTTACAGGTATTTCGTTAATAGTGATGGCTGTAGTTTCCGATAAAGAAAGGGGGTAATGATAATAAATGGGTTTAATGACAAAAAGAGGTAGTCACAAACCTCGAGATATGACACTTCCATCAACACATGGATATGATCCGGTTTTCACTCGAATAAGTGGCATACCGGTCGGTTATGTTGATGCTTCGGCTGCCTTAAGAAACAGTGATATTTACAGTGTCATTAATCGAATATCTAGCGACATAGCTGCTGCTAAATATGTCACAGAAAATACTTACGTTGCGAATCGACTAAATCAACCTTCCAAGCTGATTAGCCGGTTTTCTTTTTGGCAAGGTATTGTCGTGCAATTGCTCTTATCCGGAAATGCTTATGTTCCCTTGGATCAGCCTTTCTTACAACAGATACCACCGTCTTCGATCATCAGCATCGACACGTTGAGTAATGGACAAGGGGCAATTTATACGATTGCCGATTATAACGGTGTTCCTGGTCGAACCTTGACACAAGATAAAATCTTGCATTTTCGTTTGATGCCAGATGCCAGTTATCAGTATCTAGTTGGCATGTCGCCTTTAGAAAGTTTGGCCAAAGAATTAACCGTTTCAAAGGTTAGTGCTGACCAAAGTCTTAACTTGATTCAAAATCGAATCACTCCAACGGCAGTTTTGAAAATTAATAACGCTTTGCTTGAACCAAAAGACCGTGATACCGCTCGTGAAGAGTTTGCTAAGGCAAATAGTGGCAACAACAACGGCTCTTTGATGGTACTGGATGAAAACGCCACTTATAGCCAGTTTGAAATGAAAGCCGATGTATTTAAAGCCTTAAACGATAACGCTGCTTATTCTGCCGATCAAATTACTAAGGCTTTCGGGGTTCCGATCGATGTTTTAGGAGGTGGGAACTTAACTGAAAGCCAACACAGTAATATCACGCAGACAAAATCCCAGTATTATGACAACTTAATTAGTTATTCTGCTCCGATTCTTAGTGAAGAAGCTTTGAAAATGAGTGCTCCCGATCTTGACCTTGATCTTCAATATGTCGATTCGGCTACTCGAATTAATCAAATTAATTCAATGGTCTATAACGGTGCGATTACACAAGCACAAGCACAGTTGTTGTTAATGAAATACAAGATTTTGCCTGTTGGCATTCCTGACACAGATCAGGGGAAAGGAGACGATGATTCATGAATTTAAAGGTTAATGGTTTGATTACCAATGATGATGACGCACCTGTTTATCGTGATTGGTTCGGAATGTCTGCCACATCCCCAAGCGATATTATCGATCAGCTTCCGACTACCGGAGAAGATGTCACGGTGGAAGTTGCTTCCGATGGTGGTGAAGTCGATGCAGCTACTCAAATAGCCGGTGCTTTACAGCAATACAAAGGCCAAGTTAATGTTCAGATTTTATCGAACGCTTATTCAGCTGGAACGATCGTTGCAATGGGCGGCAATAAAGTTCAGATGGCTGCCGGTGCGAAAATGATGATTCATAATTCGGCTGCAGGTGCTGATGGCGATTATCACGATATGAACAATGCTTCTGAAATGCTTCAAAAAACTAATCAGTCGATCGCTGCCATGTATGCCGAGAAAACCGGTAAACCGGCGAGTGATTTTCTAGCCTTGATGGATAAAACCACCTGGCTAACGGCTGACGATGCCATTGAATTAGGTTTGGCCGATGAAAAGATTAATTCTAATCCGGTTACGGCCACTAATTCAGTTAACAAACTAGTTCCAGTGAATGCAATCAACAAATTAAAAGGTCTGATTGCAGAAAACAAAAAACTTAAACAAATCAATGAGAGCCAACCTAGTGAACACGAAAAACTCGTGCAAGCCAAACTGGCTCTTTTAAATAAAGGAGATTTTTAATGAATAAGAAAATTTTAGAAGACAAATTCCGTGAGGTTAGCTCTAAAACTTCCGATCTGGCTGTTAAATTACAGAACGCTGTTATCTCTGATGACTTCAAGCCCGAAGATGTGGCAAGCATCAAAAACGATCTTGCAGCTGCTAAAAAGCAAAGAGATGACTTAGACGGTTTGTTAAAGGACTTTAAAGAGCCTGAAAACAAAAACGAAGGCGAAGAGCCTAAAGACGATAAAAAAGTGAATATTCTTGATAATAGTAAAGAAGCTAAGAAAGCCGCAGCTGTAGAAAAAGCTAAAAAGGCTATTAACTTCTTCGTTCACGGCAAAGGCAAAGCCGTAGACGATGCAAGTGGTGTTACTTCTACCACTGTTTCACCATTAATCCCAGAAGAGATTATTTATAACCCACAAGCCGAAGTTAATTCAGTTGTTGACTTGTCTGCTTTGGTTACAAAGACACCGGTTAATACTGAAAAAGGTACTTATCCAATTTTGAAGCGTGCCGATGACACTTTCCCAAGTGTTGCCGAATTAAAAGACAACCCAGACTTAGCCACTCCCGAGTTCAATGATGTTGATTGGTCTGTTGACACTCATCGTGGTGCCATTGCTATTTCACAGGAATCGATTGACGATTCTCAAGTTGATTTAACCGGTTTGATCGGTCAGAACATCGGTGAAAAGCGCGTTAATACCTTTAACGCTGATATTTCAGCTGTCTTAAAGGCATTTACGGCAAAAACCGCAACGTTTGGCTCTGATACTTCGGTCGATGACATTAAGCATATCTTAAACGTTGACCTTGACCCAGCTTACAATCCTTCCATTGTTGCTTCACAGTCGTTCTTTAACGCTTTGGACACTTTGAAGGATAAAAACGGACAATACGTCTTTCATCAAGATGTTACTTCCGCTTCTAAAGGTACTTTGCTCGGTGTTCCGGTTTATAAAGTCGGTGATGCTTTGTTGGGTTCTAAGGGTGATATGAAAGCCTTTATCGGTGATCTTAGTCGTGCCGTTCTTTTTGCAGACCGTAAAGAAGTTAATTTAGCATGGCAATACAGCCCGATTTACGGTCAGTATCTTGCTGCTGTTCTTCGTTATGGTGTTTCTGCTGCCGATGCTAATGCCGGTTTCTTTGTTACTGCTTCTGTTGCTGCTTCAACTGCTTCAACTACTTCAACTGGCAATTAATTATTAAAAGCGACTAAGGCTTAAAACTTACGAACAGGGTGAAAAGCCTGTTAGAAAGGAAATGATATGGCAGATGATAGCGCAGTAACTCCGGTTGCTCCGGTAACTCCGGCGATTATGCAGGATTATTTAAAAGTCGAAGCTGATGAATCGGTTTTACAAGATTTAATAACTACTTCGGAAATAGAAACACAAAACGCAATTAATAGCGATATTCCGCTGACTGTATATCGAACATACTCGGTATTCAATCAAGCCGTTAAAACTTTAGTTGACTTTTTATATTTTTCAAGAGGTGACCAAAGCGATCAGAAAGTTGCTTATCCTTTGTCTTATCAGTTCCTTTTAAATAACTTGCGTTGGAAGGTGCTAAATGACTAGATTATTTAAACCTTCCGATTTGAATAAGCGTGGTCAGTTTGGAGAATATGATACAGTTATTAATCCGAATACAGGTGGCGAAGAAGATGGTTTTACTGCTTCTTTTTCTCGCTGGTATGCCGTTCGTACCCGTTCTATGAATCAAACTTATCAAATTTACGGAACGGATTTACAAGACACAGTCGATATTGTTGTGAGACATGATCCGAATATTAAACCGCCTTTGTTATTCCAGGACAATCAGGGCAAACAATACGATATAGTTTCCGTCTCACCAGGTGAGACTAGTAATCCGAACGCCTTTGATATTTTGACTTTAAAAGCCACAGTCCGGAAAGGAACGAATAAAAATGGTTAGTATTGTTGATTTAGGTGATTGGGCTGACAATCTCGAAAAAGCTTATAAACTTTCTGCTGCTGAACAAGCAAAGATAACTAAGGCCGGTGCTGATGTTTTAAAAAAGAATATTGCCGAATATTTGAGATCACACCATTATTACAATCGCAAAACTGGAGATGATCCGCATTTAGCTGATTCAGTGATTGATGAAGCTACTAATATTTCGGGAGAGACTGACGGGACTTCAATTGTTGGCTTTTCGAATAAAAAAGCCTATATCGCACGCTTTTTAAATGATGGAACTAAATTCATTAAGGGTGATGATTACTTAGACAAGGTTCGAAACGCTTGTTTAAATGAGATATTCAAGGCTGAAAATGCCGAATATCAAAAGATATTAAAAGAAAAGGGGGTTAGTGGCGTATGAGTTCTGTATCTGATGCAGTGGCAATTATTAAAACCACTAATCTTACCTGGATAGATAATGTCTATCCTTTTGTAATACCTAGAGGGCATTTAAACGATATTGATTCAACTGATTGTTTAGTAACTGAAAATGAAAATTTACCAGCCACTTACGGCAATGACGATTTTTCAGAAATACATCAAGGCGTAGAAATACGTCTTTTTTATTCGCATCATTTCAATCAGGACGCAGACGCTTGTGAAGTTGCTTTGTTAAAAGCCTTCATACACAACAACTGGTTTATTGATAATTCTGACGCACGTTATACAGACCCCGATACCGGTCAGGCTATTAAAGCCATATACGTATCACATAACAAATTATTAGGAGGTAGCTAATGGCTACAGTAGGTTTAAAACTCGTTCAACTTGCGCTTGTTGGTCCGGACGGAAAAATATTAACTGATGCAACAACAGGGTTGTCAGCCAACGGTGTTTATGCTGTTGACTCTGGCGTATTCAGTGCTAAGACAGCTAACATTACTGGTCTGGAAACGGCTTCAACCAAAGTTTATGGAAATAACCGCGTCGTCGATTTGCAGCACGCGGGAGGTAATGCTTCAGTTGCTTTGGACTTTAATGCTTTACCACATGATATTTTGATGAAGATTTTGGGTCAAGTGTCTGATAGTAAGGGCGGCTATACACAAGGTGACAAGCCAAAAGTCGCCATGTTGATTACCACGGATGCCCTCGCAGAAGATGGACAAGTTTATTTTGGTTTCCGGCAAGGTGAGATTATCAATCCTGATTTCAACAATGGAACTGATACGACAGCTGATACACGAAATGATGACAACTTGACTTATACGCCACTGGATAATGCCGACTGGAATAACAATCCTGGCAAGGTTTGGTATTCAAACGAAACAGGCTTTACACAAGACATTATGTTAGCCGATGTATTTCAAGGCTATGCTGCAGCTGCTCAATCAGCAGGCTAATTAAATACGGAATACCCAAAAGGGGTGTTCTTAAAGGCTGTCTAGCCATTCTCCGCTAGGTAAGCCGTTAAGAGCATCTTTTTTTCATGCTCAATTAAAGGAGAAGAAATGAAAATCACATTTAAAGAATTTCAGGAAGAACCGTTTGAAATTAAAACGACCAACCGTAACATGCGCCGAGCAATTAACTTGCAATTGGCTGCCAGCAAAATTGACGATACCAAAGGCAAAGATTTGCTTCAAATATCCAAAGACACAATGGCTTTTTTTGATACAGAGAAAGCCTTTTTTGTTGATATTCTCGGCTTGAATGATGATCAAGCTGAAGCGTTTGAAGACTTAGACTTTGGTCACACAATGGAAATGCTCGGATATTTGATTGTCAAAATGCAGAACAATGGTCAAGCGGATAGTGTCCCAGAAACCAAATCATCAGCAAAAAAATAACGACACCCAAACAACGGGTGTATGAAATGACCAATGAACTTGAAGATTTTGATTTGTTTGCCAAAAACGCACTGACAAATCTTCATTGGTCATTAGATGAATTTTATGAAACTGATTATTTTGAATTAATCACTGTTTTAAATGCCAAAGAAAAGAAAGAACGTGTGGTTGATCCTTTGGAACTGTTCAAATCATTTAATCATTGAGAAAGGAGCAAGTAATGGCAGATATTAGTAGAGATGCAGCCAATAAAGTAACTTTAGATACTGCTTCAGCGGTTCAATCGATTAAGTCTTTAAAGACTGAAATACAATCAAATACGGCCGCTTGGAAAGCAAACGAAGCAATCTTAAAACAGTCTGGTGATTCCTTAAAAGCTGCTGAAACACGCTATGACGGCTTATCCGGCGCTGTTAAAAAGCAGCAAGATGTTTTAAGCGCTTTAAAAACCGCAATGGATCAGGAAGCTCAAACCACTTCCAAAAATTCTAAAGAATATCAGAATTTGCAGACGCAATATGACCGTGCGCAGTCAAAGCTTGTTTCTCTAACTGGTCAACAAGACAAAGCCAAACAATCGCTTGATTATCAACAGTCTGGTATTGCCAAACTCAATGACGAGATTAAGCAGTCTGAATCAGTGACCAACTCTTTTGTTGAGCGTTTGAAGGCAGAGGGTGACACAGCCGGTGCTACGAAGGCTAAAATTAGTGGTTTAACCGATCAATCAGGTAAGTTAAAAGATTTATATAGCAAGCAAGTAGACGAGTTAAACAAGCTAAAATCAGCCGAAGGAGATAATTCCGAAGCCATTCGTAAGCAGACTATTCGTGTCAATGAAACGGCTACTAAAATAGCTCATGCTACCAGCGAAATGAAGGATTTGCGAGAGCAATCTGATAAACGTTCTAACAATAATTTGTTAGATGGCATTTCTAGTAAATTAACTACTGTTTCAGACAAAACAGAAAAAGCGTCCCATTTATTTTCCACGATTGTTGGAGCACATTTAGTCGCTTCTGGTATTACTAATGCCTTTCAAGCTATTACCAACCATATTCGAGATGCCATTGACACAGGCTTGGAATATGAACAAGACCAGCAAAAAATGGGTGCTGTCTGGCTTACTTTGACAGGCTCAAGTGGCTCTGCTTCTGCCATGGTCAAGACGATTAATGATTTATCAGTTAAAACAGGTCAGGCTACAGATACGGTCAATGAGCTTGAGCAAGGATTTTATCACTTGCATTCTAGCAAAACTGAATCAGATGAAATGACTAAGTCAATGCTGAATATGGCTGATGCCGTTGGCTTGAATAGTCAACAAATACAATCAGTCACGCAAGATATGGTTAATGGCTTATCTCGTGGTAAAGCCAACGCTGGGATGTTAAATCAAATTAGCCAATACTTCCCGATGTTTCGTGAAAACTTGGCTAAGTACGAAAACGATGTACACCATAGCTCAAATATTACAACTGCCGACTTAACCACAATGGCTAAACAAGGCAAGATATCTGCTCAAGATATTGAAAATGTTTTTAATCAGCTGGGCTCTGGTAAGTACGACAAAGCCGCTTCCAATATGCTTGCAACCATGGTTGGTATGTCACGAACGATTAAAGCCCGTGTTCCAGCCCTAATTGGTGATATTGAAAAACCATTAATGACGGCAGAAAACCCTATTTATGGCGCCATTTCTAAATGGGTATCTGATAAAAAAGTTGATACAGAGTTTTCAAAGGTTGGCAACTCTGCAGAAAAGGGCATTAGTACGATTACTAAAGCCTTTGCTAAAGCATTCAATATCAAATCTGTTCCTAGCGCTTTAAACGGTTTAATGAATGGATTGGCAAAGGGAATTACCAGTCTTTCTGATAATATTGCCAAACACGCAGGAGATATCAAACAGTTTTTTACAGCTGTTAAACAGGGGTCATCAACAAGCTTTAAAATTTTTCTTCAAGTCCTCAAAGATTTGTTGCCTGTGCTTAAAGTGGTTGGATCGGAAATTGCTAAACACCCGAAATTAGTTGCTGGTTTTATTAGCAGCTTTATTATTGCCAATAAAACCGCCAAATTATTTAATGGCACGATTGGGCTTCTCGGAAGAACAATCAGTGGAACTATGGGGATGTTTGTTAAGAAAAGTGCAGATGGTGTCAGATCACTTACTTTATTAGGAAGCGCTGTTAAATTTCTATTTACTAATCCATTTGGTATTGCGATTACAGCCATAGCTGCATTAGTAGCTGGCTTTGTTATTTTGTACAAGCACAATGCTAAGTTCCGTGCTTTTGTCAACGGTATTATCAAGGCCGCTGCTGATTTAGCTAAAAATGTTATCAAATGGTTTTCCGACATGTTCCATGATATTTCATCTGGACTAAGCTCTTTTGGCAAAACCTTTTCCAAAATTTGGAATGGGATTACTCAACCATTCAGAGACGCTGGCCATAGCGCTTTTAAATATGTTCACGATCAGTTCAAGCTTTATACAGACCTAATTTCCAATGTCTTTAAGCTCTTTAAAGATGTGTTTACAGGCAACTGGAAGAACTTGGGTAAAGATGTCAAAAATATTTGGTCTGGTCTTTGGAAAGATATTAAAGGCATTGTTAAAGACGCTATTAATGGCGTGATTGGCATTATTAATGACGGAATTGGTGCAATCGATAGTGTTATCCATGACTTCGGTGGTAAAAAACATGCCATTGGTTTAATTCCTAAGTTTGCCAAAGGCACACAAAACGGTGCGCCAAAAGGTTTGGCCATGGTCAATGATGGTGCTGGTCAAGAAGCCATTATTGATAAACAGCAGAATGTGCATATTCTAAAGGGAAAGAACCAGCTCGTTAACTTTGAAGGTGGCGAAACGGTTGTTCCTTATGAAGCGTCAAAGTCCATGTTTGGCGGGCTGGTTAGCCACTTTGCTTCTGGTACTGGAAATTGGCTGTCAGCAGTCGGAAGCTGGTTTAAAGACAAATGGGATGCTTTAACGACCTTTATCAAAGATCCGTTGAGTGCTGTTGGAAAAGTCATGACGAAAGCCATGAGCAGCACACTAGGTGGCGCTTCCGCTTTGGTTAGTTCGATTACGCCAGCCTTGGGCAAAGGCTTAGTTAATGGAATTACGGATCCGATTAAAAAACTGTTCGAATCATTGAAATCCAAACACGATGATGAATCATCTAATCCTTCTGGCACCAGTATTACTCGTTGGACTGCTGATGTTAAGCAGGCTTTAAAAGCCAATGGATTGTCAACAAGTGCTTCAATGGTCAGCAAAGTCTTACGCCAGATTCAAACAGAATCTGGTGGCAACCCAGTTGTGACACAGCACGGATATACTGACGTCAATACGATTTCAGGAAATCTTGCTGAAGGTTTGATGCAGGTTGTTCCAACAACCTTTAATGCCTATGCTTTTGCTGGTCATAAGAACATTTTTAACGGGTATGACAACTTGCTGGCAGCCCTTGCTTATGCTAAAAACCGTTATGGTTCTTCGTTAAGCTATCTAGGTCAAGGCCATGGTTATGCCAATGGCGGAATTGCCACCATGCCGTCAATATTCGGCGAAGACGGCATAGAAATGGCTGTCCCACTGGGTCAGAATAAACGTTCAAGAGCTGTTGAGTTATTAAAACAAGCCAATCAGATAACTGGTAATCAAGCGTTGGCGTCTGATAATTCCAAAGTTGAAACTTTGCTGGGACAAAATAACCAGCTTATAAACGTGTTGACTAACGTTGTTGGTTCAATTCTGGGCGAAGTTAAAGCCGGTAATCAGAAATTAACACCTGGACAGCAAGCCACACTTACTAAAAACATTATCAGCATGATAGGAAGGAGTACAAACTGATGTTTAAACTAACAAACGCACGTGGTGAAACCGTTGATTTGAATACAAATAGTTTACGGGCTTATACTCCGACCGGTTTAGGATTAACTCTTAAAAATACCTATTCTGCTTATCAAAGTGCTTTTATAAAAACTCATACACAGATTGATGATCCAGCTTCTAATCCGTTACAGCTTTATATAAAGTTTGGTGACGTTAAAAGTCAGTCATATCAATCGTTTTCGGATTTTTCCGAGTTTTTGGCTTTTCAGCCTTATACATTGGAATACGATACTGATGCCGGAAGCTGGTATAGGGATTGTAATTTACAAAGTTTAACTAAAACGGAAATCGGTGGTAGTACGATAATTGCTGCTGATCGCTTAAACGAAGCTTTTATTTTAGAGTTTTATACAGCTTGGTACCAATTGCAATCGGAAGAATATGTAAGTTATAGTAATGACCCTAATCTTGGATTATATGGAAAAATATACAATACGAGTATAAAAAGAAATGCTACAGATGATTCAGTATCTTTTCCTGATCAAACATTGATTAATTCCTCTGGAATAGATTTAGCAAGTATACACGATAATGGATCAGCGACTGGAACAATACAGGTTTCTGGCAGTTCGGAAATTCAAAATGCATTGGTTTCTGTTAAAGATAACGATGGAAATATTGTTGGAAGCCAACAACTAAATACATCGCCTAATCCTGATCAGACCGTTGCTGCTTCCAGCGATACGATTATTATTCATGATAATTCCGATGGAAGCAGTACTCTTTCAACAAAAGTGACAGCTGGACAATCGATTCAATTAACTCAAAACACTGTTGGATTAATTTATAGTCAGGCTAATTTAGGCTATAACAACTTAACAGCCGATTCTGAAATGCTATTAGGATTGCAAAGTGCATCTACTGCTGGTTGGAATAGCGCTAATACTATTTCAACAATATTGTCTGGTGTTTACACTGATTCAGTTGGAAAGACGCATAATGCCATACAAATGGCTTCCACTTCTGCTTCCACTTCCAATGTGGTTGTCTCTAAAAATATTGTGCCTACTTTAAATTCAACTTATTATTGGTCAGTTTGGTATAAAGTTACGGGCGCTTTAAGTACCGCTGCCAGTGTTCATCTTGAAGGGCGAGGAATCGTTTCCGGAAGTGATGCAGGAACAGAAGCTGAGGCTTTAATAAGTACTACAACAGCAGTTGGAAACTGGATTCAGCTCACTGGATCTTTTACTCCAACATCTTCGTCTACCACTTATTTACGTTTACGTTTTCAGAATTTAGGAACTGGAACGATTCTTTTTTCCGAACCAATGATTAATTCAGGTTCGCAATTAAATGCTTATATTTCTGATACAGTAGACGCTACTCAATGGTCCTTAAAGGTTACTGACGGTTATCTTTATTTAATGGAAATCAACGCTCACGAAGTTGATTTTACTGTTTTACCCCAGAACACCGGTTATAATTTCAACTTTACTTTTCCACATGCTTCGGGTAACTATATTTTTGATAACGGTAGTGAAACATTTGCTTTCATTTTAGGATCTAATCTTAATTATTTATTCCCTTATACCTATATTGAATCTGGTCGCAATTTAAATCAAAAAGCAATTCCTGTTTCTAACTCTTCTGAATATTTCGGTTTGCAAAATGGATCTCCTTGTTTAATTACAATAACTGGACCAACGACAACAAATGTTAGCTGGGAAGTTTTACAGAATGGCATAACGATTGTTTCTGATGCTTTTGATGTAACGCTAACTGATAATCAGCAGCTAGTTGTGAGTTCTTATCCTGAAGACCAATATGCTCGGATTTATAATCCTGATGGTTCCTATGTCAATATTTCTCAATACCAGGACATTACTAAGACGAACTATATATTAATTCCTGAAGGCGATTCAACGATCGTCTTTTATATTGACAAGACTGCTGGTGTTCAACTTACTTACAAAGAAGAAAGGCTATTAGTATGAGCCTTTCATTACAAGCAACAATCTTTAAAGCGGATTTAACTATTCGGGGTATTTATCCTGTCTTAAGCTACAGCTTGTCAATGGACGCAGTTCAGAATACTTCTTCAACCTTTGTCTTATATGACAGTGGGGTTAGCCAATTAGGCGATTATATTGCCATTAAAATAGCCAATACGAATACACTCTTGTATTATGGCCAATTAACTGCTGTTGATATGGACGACAGTACCAGCCTGGACACGTTGACGGCTAACTATATATGGAACGCTTTAAACGGTGAAATAATGGTATTGGGTCGATCGGGGCAATCTTATGAGATTCATATACAAAAGCTGATCGCTCAATATATTGCATCCAATAGCGGCAATATTTTCGGTCATTCGGTTACCACATCGACCACAACGGCTTATGCGATTACAACTTCCGATGGAGTTGAAACCAGCAATTTTATTGATTATCTAATCATAGGTTTTAAACTGCACAATGTTGTTATCAGGATTAAAGATATTAAACAAGGAATGTCAAACGGCATTCCTTTTTATTATCCGGAGTTTGATATTCACCAGGTAACCGACAGCTGGAATTTTAAAAACAATATTTATAACTTTACCAATTGGACGATATCGGACAGCCGGTTGTTGCGTGGCTACAATAACGAACTTTGGATCGTTGACAAAGCTTCCACGAACATGGAAAGTCCGTCTATTATTGCCAAGTATTGGCTACAAAGTGATGGCACGGTTGTTAGTTCTTTAAATGACAATGTTTCTCAACCGACACAAGTTCACGTTTATCTTTACGACAAAACGGCAACGGACAACCCGAGTAACGATAGTATTGCCAGTACGGAATTATCCGGCAACACTTACAGCCACGATATTCAGTTCTCGATGCCAATTGATAACAATTTCTTTCCATTAAGTAAATTACATTTAGGCTTGCAGTCCAATATTTACTACAATGGAAAACTTTATAAATCAGTCTTATCGGGTTATTCGTTAACCAGTGACAGTGGTCTGATGACAGTTGAATTCGGAAATCTTAGGTTCGGTAAAACGGATCTTTTTTCATCATCAAGTAATTAATTAAAGGAGATAAAAATATATGGCAATAACAATGTACCAAGCCGATCGAAATTTCGTGAGCCCAGCTAATGATGCAGCTCTTTATAGTGCAATTTTAAATAATACAAGCGGTGTCCTAGCAAATCGTGGCAATAACTTTGCTCTGACTATTGACGGCTTGGTTGTTTCAATTGATACCGGGCAGGCCGTAATTGGTGGTCGGTTAATTGAAATAACCGCTCTGGAAAGTGTTACGGTTCCGGCTAATTCATCCGGCAGTATATGTTTGGTTGTTGATCTAACCAAAACCAATACGGTCACTGGAAATGCCGGTGATACCACATATTCGGTAGCGGTTAATCAAGTTTATACAAGTGCTGTAACTGGGTCATTAACTCAAGACGATTTAAACGATGGTGGTTTTATTTATGAATTACCGTTGGCTTCTTTTGTTTCCACCGCAACCAGTGTGACTCTAACGGATACGACAGGCTATCTAAACGATACAGGTTGGTTAACTTTGCCAAACGCCACTGGTTTAGTTATTGGTTCTGGTGGTTTCACTAAATATCGAGTTAAAAACAATGTTGTTTATATTAGATTGCAGGCTTTAGATACTTCAAAGACAACTAACGCTAATCAGATTGGAACGATACCATCAAAATACGCTCCAAGTATTACTTTTATGGCTGCTGGTATGGATGATTCATCGGGAACTCCATACGGAATTGAATTACATGTTCAAACAAGCGGTTTGATCTACGCCAACTATGTTTCACCTCATAACGGTGGCATTGGTGGCACGATCACATATCCATTGGGATAAATAAATAGGAGGACAAAGATATGTCATGACAGAAAATGACGGAATTAACGTTACGAAGACGTTGATGGATATTCAGCAACGACTAGTAAGGATTGAGGAACAGACCAAAGGAACACAGAAATTCGGCGAACGCCTAGACACTTTAGAAAGCAAAGTTGGAGAACATGAATCGCATTTTAAATTCCTTTATTGGGGATTATCTGCTGTTTGTGTTTTTTTATTTATTGGTGTTATAGCACCTTTGTTAGTTGATTGGTTGGCTAAAATTGGGAGTTTGAACTGATGTATAAAGCAGAGAAAAAACAAGTTAATAATATAAATAAACCAATTTACCAATTGAAAAAACAGAATGTTAAAAATTATCGATCTGAATTAGAGAACTATTCCAAAGAAGTTACTCTATTAGCCTTAAATCAATTAGAAAAGAAACAAGTAACTGAAATTACTGGAAACCTAAATAATGACGAATTAGGGCAAAAGTTAGCTAATCCACCATCTTTAGGTGATCTGTCCTTGCCGGCTTTTCTTGGCCAAAGTGAACCCAATAGCAAGGTTAAAAAAGAAATTGTTGACCTACCTTATGGATATTTATATTTTGATAAAGATGATCAAGCAAAGACTTATACGATTGCTTTTCACTTGGAAAAACCTGATACTTTTAATCCTTATCTTGATGCCAGAAAGACCTTTAAACAAGCTATGCCAGCGATTTTAAGAGATAACGGTTTAATTACAACCGGTGCTTTTACCTGGATTAGAATTCTAACAACGTTTATGAAACTTTAGGAGGTGATCGGTTGAAACAATTTAATATTTTAAAACTCATTTGTAGCACTGGCTTGATATTGGCCTGTGCTTTTATTTTGGAGGTAATTTTTCATTGACACATAAAAAGTTAAATACAATTTTAATAACAATCTCGGCTTTATCGGCTTTTGCGATTACTTCACCGGTCTTTGCAGCCAAAGGCGATCAAGGGGTGGATCTAAGCCACTATCAGACAAGCACAGCAGAGTTCGGCCAAGCATCCGACAAGTTCGCTCTTGTTCAGATCGGTGGTTATTACGAAGGTGAATTTACTCCGCAATCCACTTATGCTACGCAAGTTGCAAGTACGATTGCCCAGGGCAAACGGGCACACACCTATATCTTTGCCGACTTTTCTTCTAATACCGAAGCTGATAGCATGCTTAACTACTACTTGCCAAAAGTCCAAACGCCTAAAGGCTCAATCGTGGCCTTGGATGTTGAAGAGGGCAATCCAAACACTGCCAGCGTTGAATATGCCCTGGCTAAAATCAAAGCCGCTGGTTATACACCAGTTCTTTATGGCTATAAGTCATTTCTAACTGCTCATTTGGATCTAGCTTCAATTGCTAAAACTTATCCCTTGTGGCTGGCTGAATACCCTAACTACGATGTCACCACTAGTCCCAACTATAACTATTTCCCTAGTTATGACAATATTGGTATCTTTCAATTCACATCGACCTATAAGGCTGGTGGTTTAGACGGTGATGTTGATTTAACAGGGATTACCGATGACGGTTATACAGGTACTACTACTTCATCTACTGGTAAGACGACTGTTTCGACAACGACCACGACAGCTGCTGTTTCAGCTGGTCAGACAGCCAACGATACTTCTAAATCAAGTATTGCCGCTGGCTATACGGTTAAGGTCAATTTTTCGGCTTCTAAATGGTCGACTGGTGAATCGATTCCAAGCTGGGTGAAAGGACAAAGCTATAAAGTTAGCCAGGTATCAGGCAATAACGTTCTCTTGGCTGGGATTAGTTCCTGGATCAGTAAGAGCAACGTTGAAATTCTACTAACTACTTCAACGACTGCTAAATTAACTAGTTCTAGTTCAACCGGTTACTATACCGTACAAAGTGGAGACACATTAAGTGGCATTGCTGCTAAATATGGTACGAGTTATCAGGCATTAGCCACATTAAATGGTATTAAGTCGCCATATATTATCATTCCAGGAGAGAAGCTAAAGGTTTCTGGCTCCGCATCTTCCAGTTCAACTAGTTCTTATAAAGTTGTTTCTGGTGATACATTAAGCGAAATTGCCAGCAAGTATGGAACAAGCGTTGCCAAATTAGTTTCATTAAATGGATTAAAAAATGCTAACTATATTTATGTTGGCCAAACACTAAGGATTAAATAAAAGGAGAAATTATGAATCTATCAAATATCGATGTTACAGCATTAATCATTATTATCGCAGCAGTATGGTTTGTCGTACAGTCAATCAGTGCTACCAAGTTGCCAAGTAAGTTTTTACCACTGGTATCTATCGTTGTTGGGATTATTATTTCACTTGCTTACTCTTATTTGAGTACCAAAAATATCCAATTAGAACAAGATCTCTTCTTTGGTATCTTTGCTGGTTTTTCTGCCAGCGGTTTGGATGACACACTGACTAAGTCTGTTTCCGGTTTGATCAATAATTTTGTTGGTGTTCTTATTTCAAAGGCTACTGATTCAACTAGTACAGATAGTTCAAGTACTGATACCACTACTGTAAAATAGTACCTATAATGTTTTTGGGTACTAGCAATGAGGTACCCGTCCATTGAATAAACATCTCTATTGAAAACACCCACTGGCTATATGCTGGTGGGTGTTTTTTGTGTGTAAAGAATTAGAATAAAGCTATGGATGATAAAGATTTAGAAAAAGCATTATTAGCAATTAAAGATTATGCAAAGAAAAGTTTAGATAAAAATGGAAATATTTTTGTAGAAGATTTTTCGGTTGACGGTATTAAAGAGAAAGAAGAATTTTTTAAAGATAAAGACAACCAAGAAATTTTTAATATTTTTCAATCTTTAGATCGCCATGGAAAACTATCATTCTTTAAAAAAAATAGAGTAGATATTGATATGAGCAATGACATTCTTTTTCCATACCATTTCCGTTTGAATAATTATTAA